CCCATTCGAAGAAATTGTTACCTTAATCAGCAAGATTAAACAACAAGGCGAACCACAGGTTGATGAGATTATCCGTCAAGCTGATGCTGCTAAAGCTGCAGCTGCAGAACTTCCTGCAGCGTAAAGAACCCACCTTAGGGCACGTTAGTCGTCACGGTAACAGGCGTCCGAGCAATTGCACTGACACTCGTAGTTGTCGCTGGATAAAGTAACCAGCAATGTCTTGCCTTCGGGGAGACAATTTTTATAACTTACTCGCTTAATAGGAGAAACGCAAATGACAAAATCATTCATTCCAGCATTTTTTAGCCAAGATGTTTTCAAAGACTTCGACAAAGTATTCGTTGGCTTTGATGACCAATTCAAACGCATGCAAGCATTGCATGATGACTTGACTAAAGACATCCCAAACTACCCACCATTCAACGTTCGCAAGAACGGTAATACTTACACAATCGAAATTGCTGTAGCTGGTTTCGCACAAAACGAAATCGACATCACTATCGATGGTGGTAAGTTGATCGTTAAGGGTAATACTGAATCTAAAGAACCAGAAGAAAATTTCTTGTTCAAAGGTATCTCTAATCGTGCGTTTACTCGTGCTTGGGCTATCGGTGATGAGTATGAAGTTAAGGATGCTGAACTTTTCAATGGTGTTCTAAAGATCGCTCTAGATCAATTAGTTCCAGAAGAAAAGAAAGCAAAGAAAGTTCCAGTTAAATCTGGCGGTAAGACTTTGCTACAAGAAGGCGAATAATGAAAACCTTAAAAAAAATCCTACTTGGATTGCTTGAAGGTTTACAGGAAGCTCGAAAGCATAACGCTAAAAAGTTTCGTTAACCTCAGGGGAGTTCGCTCCCCTTTAGTATTATGATACCAAGAAAATTAAAAGCAAAAGATATTGCCATTATTGTATCTCATCTGTTGACATTGCATGGAGAAGATCGTAGATTGCGTTTCGGTGGTATGGTTAGCGATGACTATATTATTGATTATGCTGAGAAGTCTTTCCTAACTGAATCTCAATGGTTCGGGTGCTTCGATGACGATGATAATCTAGTAGCAGCATGCCACGTAGCCATCTATGATGGTGAATCAGAACTTGGATGTTCTGTAAATAAAGAATATCGTGGCGCAGGTTTTGCGCAAGCGATGTTTAGTAGAGCCGTTACATGGCTTCGCACCAAAGGTATTAGTGGTGTGTTTATGCATTGTCTAACTGAAAATCAAGCTATGCGTCATATCGCAAAGAAGAACGATATGGTAATTGTTTCTTTGGATGGTGAGACAGACGCTAACGTCTTAGTTGATCCACCAACCCCAGCTACAGTCTGGGAAGATGCTTATCTTGATAAGATAGCAATGTATGATATGATTTACAAGAAGCAAATGAGATTGTTTAAAAATTTTTATAATAAAGGAAACCCTAATGTCTAATACATTAAAGAATTTGGAAAGTGCATTGGCTGGCGAGTCAATGGCGCATATTAAGTATCGCTACTTTGCGAAACTTGCACGTGCTGAAGGTTTTGAAGAAGTCGCTAAACATTTTGAGCACACAGCTGACCAAGAGATTCTACATGCTTGGGGTCATCTTGAATTGTTGATTGGTAAGCCATCCACTAAAGAGTGTTTGCATCTTGCTATTCTTGGTGAAACATATGAGTTTACTGAGATGTATCCACGCATGGAAGAAGAAGCTGAACTTGAAGGTAATGACGAAGCATTGTTAGAAGCACGTTTGCAGACAGCTGAGTCTAAAGAACATGCTGAGCAATTCGCAGAGGTTCTCAAGAAGGCAGAGAAACGATTCGCTGCATTGGCTAAGGTTGAGAAACGCCATGCTGAAGCGTATGAAAAAGTTAAGGAGTCAATGTAATGGAACATGTTTGTATTGTATGTGGTCACGTGCACGATGAAGCGACTGAAGGTAAGTGGGAAGATCTTCCAGCTGAGTTTGAATGTCCTGAGTGTGGTGTTGGTAAGGAAGACTACGAAACTTTGTAAAGGTGCATAACAGATATTCCTAAATATCTGTTATGATGAAAGCAAAAGTCTCTCCCAATTTAATTTCGTTTGTCACGATTCGTCGTGGTAATTGGATTATGAAGATCTCAGTCTATAAGACTAAAGAGGTCTTGGTGTTGGCGCAGCATTACTTTGAAGGTGAGAAGTTTGAAGTGAAACATTTTCATGATCAGAATGAAGCTGCAGATTATATTGATAAACTAGCAGAAGAGGTTTAATATGAGTGTTAAAGTATTTAAGTTGTTGAATGGTGAAGAGTTAATCGCCGATGTGTCTAGCAGTTCTGATGCAGGTTATCATCTTGATCAACCAGCACAAATTATGATGCAACAAAACGAAGAAGGTAAAGTTGGAGTTGGCTTGGCTCCATACATGGTTTATGTTGAAGGTAAGGTATATCTCAACAAAGGTGCCATCGCTGCTGAGGGTGAACCAGTCATCCAAATGCGCAACGAATACAGCCGTTTGTTCGGTTCAGGTATCCAGCTAGCCTCTGCAGGCTCGGTCTTTACAGGCTAAAAGCGTCCCCGAAAGGCTCTCTCCACGAGAGCCTTTTTCAATTCTAGCCCTCTACCAGAGAGGCTTGTCAAACCCCTACAACCTGTAGGGTTATTTTCCGAAAGTGCTTTACAATAAATGGGGTTTCCTGTATAATTATTGTATAGAGTGAGAAAAGGAAAATGATTATGAGTTTCGAAAAAGACGTGTTGGTTGAAGTTTCTACTGTGTTGGGTTCTGAGGTTCCAGCTTCTTTTACCTGTGGTTCTTTGTTCGTTGAGTGCTCTGTCGCTGATGCCGTGAAACTTGAAACAGCCCTGTTGAAGAAACTTCGTTGCGGGATTATCATCTCCCGTGTTGGTGCTGAAACTGCTTACGACTTCGTTTAAGGAATCGTTATGACTATCACTTTCAAAAGTGTTCGTGTTGGTGAAATGTTTACCTGCAATGGTAACCTGTGTGTTAAGAAGTCAACCCGTACTGCGCTGTTGGTGACAGCTGGTCGTGTGTTTTACTTTGGTCAATCTGACGTTTGTTCTATTTAATTGAAGAAGGAATATATCATGTCTCAAGTGTTCAAAACAAAATCCCAACTCCGTGCTGAATCTGAAAAGCAACTCAAAGCATTCTTGAAGAAGGGTGGCGTGATTCAGGTTATCGAACCTAAGAAAAAAGCTCCAGCTGGTTCACGTACTTGGATGAAACGATAATGCGTGTATTCCAAGAAACAACTAAAGATTGGACGCAGAAGGTGAGTAATCATATTTACTACACCACTGACTCCAAAGATAAGATAGTTGCCTTCTACAACGTGGACTCTGGTAAAGTTACCAAATTCAAAAACCCGATTCGCTGGGATATGCGACGCAGAACCTTTAAAGAATTGAAAGCAAAATGAACATCAACGAATTCCTGAATAGCGTTGCAGCAAACCCTTCTCGCAACTACAAGATCGAGCAGTTGACTCTACACAAAGACAATGAACTTCTCAAGGAAGTTGTTCGTCTGGCGTATGATCCATTTACTCAGTTCTACATCCGTAAGATCCCAGCGTATACTTCTGTACCTGATGAGATCGCTTGTACTCTGGAGCAAGCGATGGAAGGTTTGTCTGACTTGTCTGAACGTCGTGTAACTGGTAATGCTGCCATTGAACATTTGGAAGGCATTCTCACTGCATGTAGTGCCGATGATGCCAAGGTTATTGAACGCATCATCGATAAAAGTTTGAACGCTGGATTCTCTGAAGGTACAGCAAACAAAGTATGGCCAGGACTGGTGCACGAGTATCCTGTTATGTTGTGCTCACCTTTCGAAGAGAAGTTGGTCAACAAGATTAAATTCCCAGCATCTGTTCAGCTGAAAATGGACGGGATGCGTTTCAATGCTATCGTTGTCAATGGCACTTGTGAGTTCCGTAGCCGTAACGGTAAAGAGATTCTGTTACTTGGCAACTTGGAAAAAGAATTCATTAAACTTGCCAATGGAAATGATTGTGTATTCGATGGCGAGTTGCTTGTTATGGAAGATGGAAAGATTCTAGATCGTCAAACTGGTAATGGTATTCTGAATAAAGCTAACAAAGGTACTATCTCTGCTGGCGCAGCAGCAATGGTTCACGCCACTGTTTGGGATTATATTCCTTATGCTGATTTTAAGCAAGGTAAGTCTACGCTCCCTTACTTGAATCGGTTTGCCATCCTTGCTGATATGAAAATGCCAGAGAAGGTTCACTTGGTTGAATCAACTGGTGTGCATTCTATCGAAGAAGCCAATGTAATCTTTGAGAAGTATCTTGCCGAAGGTCAAGAAGGTATTATCCTTAAAGACTTGTCTGGTATCTGGGAAGATAAACGTGCCAAGCACCAGATCAAATTCAAAGGTGAGTTAGAATGCGACTTGCGTATCGTTGGTATCGAAGAAGGTACTGGCAAATATGCAGGTATGCTCGGTGCAATTGTTTGTGAGTCTGCCGATGGAATTGTCAAGACACGTGTTGGCTCAGGTTTCTCTGACGATCAACGCAAGAATCTTGGTAAAGAAATAATTGACAAAATCGCTGCGATCAAGTATAATATGAGAAGTGTCGATAAACAAGGTAATCATAGTTTGTTCTTGCCGATTATCCTTGAAATTCGTGAAGACAAAACAGTTGCAGATAAAAGTAAGGATATTAAATAATGGTTCTTGATACTATCATTCGCCCAAAGGTATTTTTCGATGCAAACAACAAGAAAGATATTGAGCGATTCCGTTTGTTTATGGAGCAAGCTGCATGGGGTAGTGATGGATGCCCATACATTCTTGAGTTTCCGTATCTCACTATTCCTGATATGATCACCGATAAGTTGATTCATAAATTTATGAAAGTAGAACTTAAATGAAAGTAGTAATCAATCGATGTTTCGGTGGTTTCGGTTTGAGTCATGAAGCCATTGTAAAGTATGCAGCACTGGCTGGCATCACAATGATCGTTGTAGATAAGTATCCAGAACGAAGCATCATGCGTTACGAGTACTACAGAGATAGTATTTCTGATGAGAACTACTGGAGCGAGTATGAGATCGAACGGACTGATCCAAACCTCGTGAAAGTTGTCGAGCAGATGGGCGAGGCATCATGGGGTGATTGTGCAGAGTTAGCTGTTGTGGAAATTCCAGACGGCATTAACTGGCACATCGGTGAGTATGATGGTATTGAACACATCGCTGAAAATCATAGAACTTGGGGATAATAATGGATGAAAATTTGAGTGAGTACAACCAATATCAGAAGCGAATGGAAGAAAAGTATCCAAAGATGCTGTCTGGTAACTATGGTGGTTTCGCTGTAGGTAAAGGTTGGTGGATTATCCTTGATAAGTTGATGGGACAAATCCAACATCATATCGACTGGAAGAATCGTGAAAGTGAAGTTGTTCCGCAAGTAGTTATCGAGCAGATCAAAGAAAAGTTCGGTGGGCTTCGTTTCTATTACCAAGGTGGTGACGATTACATCTCTGGTATGGTAACTATGGCTGAAACTTGGGCAGGAAGTCTTTGTGAAGACTGTGGTGCCATTGGCGAGCGACGTAGTGGTGGTTGGGTAAGAACTCTTTGTGATAAACACGAAGCAGAGTATCAAGCAAGGAAACGAAATGTCTGAAAAAGTATGGGTGATGGTTGATACGATTGTAACATATCGTATGCGTTACTGTGTTGAAGCTCCAGCTGAAAACCCAGAGTACGCTCTTGATGATGTAACTATGCAAACTGCCAAAGAGTTTTCGCAACTCTATCTTGGTGAACAGATTGCAAGTTACCGTGTCGTTCCAGAGGAAGATGCGTTGGCTCAGTTTGATACTGACAATGATTATCTGTCTGGTTGGACAAAAGAACAGAAAATGAAAACTGCATTTACGCATGAAGGTGAGATGAGAGAATAATGTTTATCTTTGATATTGAAACACTGGGTATTGAATCTACCGCAGTAATCCTTTCTGCTGCTCTTATCCATTTTGATCCTGAGGAAAAGCCATCCTATCAGGATCTTTTGGACAACGCATGCTTTGTTAAGTTTGATGCCAAGGATCAAGTGAAGCGTCTAAATCGCACCATTGATGCAGGTACACTTGATTGGTGGAAGAAGATCCATGAGTATATCCGTGGTGTTAGCTTCGATCCAAAGCCAACCGATCTGAAAGCTGAAGATGGTATTCAGATTCTAAAAGACTACATGGCAAAATATCCAAATGCAAAGAATCAAACCATGTGGATTCGTGGTTCTCTTGACCAGATGGCAATGGATAGCCTGTGTGTTAAACTTGACATTGCACCACTTTCAGGGTATAATATGTATAGAGATGTGAGAACTGCCGTTGACATTCTCACTGGTTCAACAAATGGTTATTGTAATGTTGAACACGAAACCTTTAACCGAGCATCAGTCATTAAACATCATCCTGTTCATGACTGTGCGCTAGACGCAATGATGCTCATGTATGGAAAATAATTGATGAATTTTTACACGAACGTGTTCCCTTATGGCAATAAACTTTATGTCAGGGGTATTGAGAATGGAAAGCCGTTCACTCGTAAGATAGATTTTTACCCAACTCTTTATGTCACATCCAAGAAGGAATCCAGTCCATGGAGAACTTTGGATGGCGACATCGTAGACGAGATTAAGCCAGGAACATTACGTGAGACACGTGACTTCGTTGAGAAGTATAAAGATGTTTCTGGCTTCAATGTTTATGGTAATACCAATTACAGTTCTCAGTATATCAGCGACGCTTATGAAAGCGACATTCGCTGGGATATGGAACGTGTAAAGGTTTTCACTATCGACATTGAAACTAAAACTGAGAATGGTTTCCCAGATCTCAAGACAGCCAACGAAGAAGTTCTGTTGATCACAGTCAAAGATCTTGTAACAAAACAGATTAACACTTTCGGCACTAAGCCGTTTGTGCATAATCGTGATGATGTAGTTTACCACTATCACGCTACCGAACAAGTCATGCTCAAAGAGTTTATGATTTGGTGGCAGCAGAACTATCCTGATGTTATCACTGGTTGGAACACTGGCTTATTCGATATTCCATATTTGGCAAAGCGTATCATCCGTGAACTCGGTGAATCAATCGCATCTAAACTTTCTCCATGGGCATTGATTCAAGAACGCAAGGTTACTATTCGTGGTAACGAAGAATTTACATATGATATCAATGGTATCTCTCAGCTTGACTATCTTGACTTGTACAAGAAGTTTACTTATCAGAAGCAAGAGTCGTATCGCCTTGACTACATTGCCGAGCAAGAACTTGATGACAAGAAGAAAGAAAACCCAGGAACATCTTTCAAAGACTTCTACACAAACTACTGGCAACAATTCGTTGAGTACAACATTCACGACGTAGAGTTGGTTGATAAGTTAGAAGACAAGATGCGTTTGATTGAGTTGTGTTTGACTATGGCATACCAAGCCAAGATCAATTACGAAGACGTCTACTCGCAAGTTCGCATGTGGGATGCTATCATCTACAATCACCTTCGCAAGAAGGGTATCGTTATCCCTCAGAAGAATAACTCGTTTAAGTCTGAAGCGTTTGAAGGTGCGTATGTTAAAGACCCATTGATTGGCTTGCACAAGTGGGTTGCTTCCTTTGACTTGAACTCGTTGTATCCTCACTTGATTATGCAGTACAACATCTCGCCAGAGACTTTGACTCACGAGAAGATTTCATGTAACGTTGAATCTTTGCTGAATCAATCTGTAGATACTTCTTATGCCAAGCGCAGAGACTTAGCCATGACTGCCAACGGCTGGTGCTATCGTCGTGACATCAAAGGGTTCATGCCTGAGTTGATGGAAAAGATGTACAGCGATCGTTCAAAATTCAAGAAGCAGATGTTGAAGGTCGAGCAGGAATATCAGAACGATAAGTCCAAGGTTCATCTACTCAAAGAGATCTCTCGTTTGAATAACCTGCAGATGGCAATGAAGATTGCGTTGAACTCTGCTTATGGTGCGATGGGTAATCAATACTTCCGTTACTTCGATATCCGTATGGCTGAAGGTATTACTACTTCTGGTCAGTTGTCAATCCGCTGGATGGCAAATGAATTCAACAAGTATCTGAACAAGGTTATGAAGACCGAAGGTAAAGACTTCGTTATCGCCATCGACACTGATTCAATCTATCTGACGATGGAAGAATTGATTGAGAAGGTTTGCCCAGAGAAGTCTGATGCTGACAAGATCAAGTATATGGATAAGGTTTGCGAAGATTTATTCCAGCCGTTTATTGATACTACATATCAGAAGCTAGCTGAGTACATGAATGCTTACAGCCAGAAGATGATCATGAAGCGAGAAGTTCTTGCTGACAAGGGTATCTGGACTGCCAAGAAGCGATACATCCTTAACGTACATAACTCTGAAGGTGTGCAGTACGCAAAGCCCAAGATTAAAGTTATGGGTCTTGAGATGGTCAAGTCTTCAACACCAGCCGTTATCCGCAATAAGCTGAAAGAATCTATTGATGTGATTCTGGCAGGTGATGAAAAAATCCTACATAAGTATGTGACTGACTTCCGTATGGAGTTTGATAAGATGGCTGTTGAAGATATTGCCTTCCCTCGTGGTGTCAATAATCTGAAGCAGTATGTTGGTTCTCCTGTCTATGCCAAGGGTACACCGATTCATGTTCGTGGGTCTTTGTTGTTTAATCATCACTTGAAGCGATTGAACCTTGACAAGAAGTATCCTGTCATCAAAGAAGGTGAGAAAATTAAATTCGTTTATGTTCGCAAGCCAAACCCATTTGCAGAAGACGTGATTGCATTCTCACAAGAACTACCAGCTGAATTCGGACTACATAATTTTATTGATTATGATACACAGTTCCAGAAGACATTTGCCGATGCTCTTCAAACTGTTATCGATCCGCTAGGTTGGAAGGTTGAACCCACATCATCATTGGAAGACTTCTTTGGATAACATTCGCATCATCAAAACAGGAATCAACGTGTCAAAGATCTTGGCACAGTTGCACGAACACCCTGAAGATTGGGGAAGTCAACGAAACATGGCTGGAGTTAAGACCATGCTAGATCGAGGGTTTCCTCAAATTGATGCAGGTGTTCTTCAGTTGGTTATGGGTGGAGTTGAGAACCTAAATCAATATGTTGGTGATACGGAGATCTGCATTCCAACACCAGCATGCGCACATCACACAGCAGTTATTGCATTCCTCAAAAGAAATTTCAAGAAGTTTAGTCGTTGTGGATTCCTATCGCTACCAGTTGGTGGTTATGTTGGAAAACATATTGACGTTGGCGACTATTACTTGACAAGAGATCGCTACCATCTTGCAATACAAGGTAGATACGAATATACAGTCGGAGACGAATCAGTTATTGTAGAGCCAGGAACTTTGTTGTGGTTTAACAATAAACTTGAACATGGAACTAGGAATGTTGGAGACGAGGTACGAGTTACTTTCGTGTTTGATGTGCCACACTCCAAGAATAATCCGTAAATATAATTTTACAAATAATAATACATATGGTATAATGTTACTTTAGGAGAATAAAATGAAAGCACTTAAATTTTACGCTGAGTGGTGTGGTCCATGCAAAGGTCTATCAATGGTTATTGATGGTGCTGCAGACAAGATTAACGTAGAGATTGAGAACGTAGATATCGATACTTGTGGCTCATTGTCAGCACAATATCATATTCGTTCAGTTCCAGCCATGGTTCTACTAGATGATAATGGTGTGGAAGTCAAACGCAAAGTTGGTATGATGAATGAAACCCAACTATTGGAATTCCTAAAGGTTTAAACATGAGAGATGTAAGGAGAAATGTTATGAATAGTGTAAAGATGAATCGTCTTGAGTTGCTCAAGATTGTGAAAGAAAATGCCACCAAGCATGTGGCTGATTATGATGAAGCTGTTGAAGATTATAAATTAGCTGTTGCTAAGATCGCCAAAGCTAACTTGAAGTTGGCAAACACTGCTGAACTGGAACAGATTCGTAAGATGAAGCC